GAAGACCGCCGCACCCGCACCCGAAGCAAAGCCCCAGACCAAAGCAGCCCCCGCCGCCAGCGCAGACAGCGCCCCGGCATACTGCGAGCAGACTTCTTTCTGCTGAATGGGATACCCTAGCAGGGCCGCACCCAGAAAAGCGGCCCCGCCCCACACCCGGCACCCCGCCGGGACGATTTGAAAATTGAATAGCAGGAGGATTATACCATGAAACTTTCTACCAACTTCACCCTGTTCGGCCTCAATGTCAAGGCGGTCCAAGCCTATCTCAAGGAGCAGGCAAAGGACCGGCGCGGGGTTCGCATCACCTGCCGGGGTGATCTGGTCTATATCATCACGGCATACACCGCGTTCAAGCTGCCCTCTGTCCTGTATGCCGACGTGATCCAGCCCGTGACATTCCGCGAATGCCCCGCCGACGGCGTGACCATCATTTCCGCCCAGTATGGTTTTGAGGTGGAAGAGAACGCGCCGGATCTGGTGGACATCTTCAAGCGCCACGCCCCCAACGAAAAGCCCGTGGAGCGCACGCCGTTCTTGCAGGACATTCCCACCGGCAAAAAGAAGAGCGGCCTTGCACGGCTTTTCCACATCGGGACAACGCCCATCTTGATAAATGCCGACTACGACAGCATGGTGAACCCGGTGCAATTCACCTATCACGGCACGACGCGCGGCTATTCCCCCGTGTACGCTGTCAGCGCCAGCGATCCGACGATCTCCGTTATCATGCTGCCCATCAAGCCCACCGCAGAGGTCGAAACGCTCTGCAAGAAAATGTTTTCCGAATGACCCGCAAGGCCGACGGCATCCCGCCGCCGCTGGTGCAAGCCCAGCCGCCCCGCCGGGGCGGGCGCTCATGGGTCCACACCCAGACACAACAGAATAACAGGAGGTTTTACCATGTCTTGCATTCAACTTTCCGAAAAACACATTGCCACCGTCGCCCACGGTCTGGCGTTCATCCTCAACGGGGCCGGCGGTATGTGCCACCTTGCCGCATCCTACGAGCTACCGGAGTTGTCCGACGCTCTGAGCGCCTGCCGATATCCGCATGACTTTCTCTTTGATGACCGAAAGATTTACGCCGTTCTCTACAAGCTGAACGATGCCGCATACACTGGCCGCTACCACTTGGAGACAGCCGACGCCGAAGATTTTCCCACCATGCCGGCCATCTTTCCGCACCTGCTCCATCTTCTCGACTGGGATGCAGGGCGCTATACAATCGACCGCGATTTTTACGCATTCACAAAGCTGCTGGACAGTTTCATCTACCAGTGCAACGAAGATGCAACCCGGAACAACCCCGTTCTAAAAGCTCTTTCCGGCACTTCCCGTGCACTGTATGCGTTCATTGTCCAGAATGCCGCCGAATATAACAACGCCGAATGGATCATCTGACCCGCCCCGGACACCTCAGCAGGGCCGCACCGTAAAGCGACCCCGCCCCAGCCCGCAAGGGCCACACGAAAACGCGAACCCCCTACCGGGGAGAGCGAAACACTTTGAAAACTGAATATTGGAGGTTTACACAATGGCTATTATCAACGAATCCGCCGCCCGGCTGGCAAAGCAAATGCGCTCTTTCGATGACTACAAGGAAGGCAGCGCCACCGCCAGTTACAACGCCCAGTGCGCCGAAGCCGCCGCGATTCTGGAAAAGGTCAAGGCAAAATGTGCCACGGATGAACAGCGGGAGCGTGCCGAATACCTGTATAACCGGTATTGTTCCGTTCTGGCTGAAGCCATCAACCGGGACAACGAGATCGGCACCCGGTGCCCGTCCGTGCTGGTCTGCGGCGCCAGCAACTTCCCGATCCGCAAAAAGGAAAAGCAGATTGCAGCGTGGGACAAGAACATGGAGAACTTCCGCAAGGCAGACCACTATTTGGATATGCTCAAGCGTGCCCACACGCTGGCTGTTAAATCCGATGATCCCGAAGTGCTTGATTTTCTCCGGGCAAAGCTGGCCGGACTGGAGGAAGCGCACGCGCTCATGGTGTCCGCCAATGCCTACTACCGCAAGAACAAAACGCTAGAAGGCTTTGAAGGCATCCCCGCCGATACCATGGCATGGATCACCCGCCCCGGCGTGTATCTGCCCGGTGGCCGCAACGGTGACGGTTCCCCCCTGGCTTTTTACGGCAAGCCCTTCCCGACCTACGAACTTACAAACAGCAACGCCAACATCAAGCGAGTAAAGCAGCGTATTGAAACGCTGGAAGCTGTCAAAGCATCTAAACCGATTGAAGAGGAACACGACGGCTACACCTACCGTGAGAACGCCGAAGCAATGCGTGTTCAATTCCATTTCGACGGCAAACCGGACGACGAAACCAGGGCACTTCTCAAGCGCAACGGTTTCCGGTGGGCACCGTCGCAGGGTGTCTGGCAGCGTCAGCTCAACGACAACGGCAAGTATGCCGCCCACCGCGTCATGGAAGCTCTGGACGGCCAGCAGTAAAACGGATACTCTGACGGGGTTGCACCGTAAAGCAGCCCCGCCCCACTACCCCGGCAGTCCGCCGGGGCATCTTGTGTTATACTGTTCCTGCTTAAAATATGCGCTTTCGAGTGATTATGTGCTCAAAACGCGCATATTTGTATCAAAATCCGGGTTAAGTGTTCAGAAATGAGGTGTTTTTGTGAGTAAAATGGAGTTCTTTGCTCCTTGGCGACTTGTTGCCAGCTTTGCAGACGGTAGCCGTTTGTTATTCGACGGTTTGACCGAACAGCAGGCAAAAGCAGCCATGGAGAGCGCCCAGCGGGAGCACGGCTGTATTTCGTGGTGGGATCATGTGACAGACCTGAATTACGAAGATGGTCGTTACTACCGCACCACGCCAGAGCCGCCCACGATCCACGTCTTGAAAATTGACGAATAAAGAAATACCCGGTAGGCCATACAGCCCGCCGGGTATTTCTTTGCTCATTTTTCATTGTTTCGGGTATTCGTGTTTGTTTCCCAGCGGCGTTTTTGCGTTTCGTGGAAATGTTTCACATACGCGTAATGGTTTCCGGCCGAATTTGCCTTTATATCATACGCGCGAAGGTGAAACGCTTTCACGTTTTTCGTAGACCCTTCCGGGGTGCAGCGTTTGCATTCTCTAAGCTGGTGCGCTTTACTTACGCGCATTATACGCACGCGCACGGATTTCTTCCGCCTGCGGCATATCGTCAAGGCTTTCAGCAAGCCGCACCAAAGCTTCTGCTTTTATCCGCTTTGTGTGCGATACGCTGTACCCGATTTTATGCGCCGTTTCCTCCGAACTGTGGCCACGCAGCCATAATTCCGAAATCACTGTTGTGTACACAGTCTTTAGTGACCAGATTTGTGCGCGGATCACAGCAAAGTCCCCACGCAGCACCACTTCTTGTACTTCTAGTTCCCGCAAACGGTCAAGGCTCCCCAGCTCTTCGGCTCTCTGGGCAATGTCTGCCGTGCTGTCGCTGTGTCCGCTTCCGTGCGGCATTCCGCCGTACTCAATGCCCCGCAGACAGTTCAGATCGCCTTCCAGCAGGTCTTTTTCTGCCGCAATGGTGCGCAGCTTCTTTTGGATATCCGCCGCGTAGTCCAAAACCATTTTTGCATCTTCAATCCGCATCTCCTGCGCCCTCCTGCGGCTCTGCCGTTACTGTTTTTTTGTGGTATCTGTCTTTTTGGCTTCCAGCGCCGCCTTTCGGCGGGCTGCCTGCTTTTGCCTGATCTGTAAACCCAGCGACTTTTTGAAATACGCTGGGAGCGGCTTTTTCTTAGGCTTCCCCATGTTCTGCACCTCTTTTCTGCGGTTTATCTTCCCAGTTCGACAATAGCGCCCAGGCTTTCGATATCCGCCTTCGTTGTCCGGCGCTTTTTCAGCGCGGCAAAAATCATGCTCTTGTTTTCTGCGTAAAAGTTCGCCCCGACCGCAAAATACCGCAGTTCCGGGTTAAACTGCTGCCGAATGCGCAGGCAGAAGATCATGTGACCATCTACCGGCGCATCCAGCTCATAGACCGCGATCTGTCCTGTTTCTTTGCTGATTTCACGGCAAAGAAACACCGCGTTTGTCTCAAACCTTGCCTTTTCTTCATCCGTCATAGCTTTTCACTCCTTCCTGCCTGTTTTGCAAGGCGTTTCCACTCCCGGATTTCATCCTTGCTGTCCGGCGTGATGATTTCTGTGAACTTATAGCCTTTTGGCTCTGCGATCAGGTCAATAAACAACCGGCGGCGGTAAATGTAGTCCCGCTGTGCCCGCCGGGTGAATTTTGACTTGATTTCCACCACTTCCACCGTGCCGTCAGCATACACCAGCACATAGTCTGCCGTATACCGCGCCGCTGGCAGTTTCACATTGCCATACTCCTTTGCAGGTAGCAGAGGAAAGGCAACGTGCGGCGTTGCCTTGATGATCCTGCCGGATTCAATGCCCGGCACCACCACGGATATGTAATACTCGTACTCTCCCCGGCTCTCGAAAGTTCTCCCGATTTTCCCAGCAGACTTTGCCGCATCCGCCAACGTCTGCTGCGTCGTGGTACACTTTCCCCTTGTTCGCCGTGCGATTTGTGCTTCTGCCTGCGCCCGGTAGCGCGGCGGCAGGTCTTCAAGGCTCAATCTTGTGCTCATGTCTCCCCCTTTACCATTTCCGGCTCAGAATGGCATAGCATTGTGCTTCCGTTACTTCCCAGCCATCTTCCCGGGTTTGGTCGGACTGGTGCAGTTCTCCCGGATCGTAAACAATGCTTTTTTCCAGCTTCCAACCCGGGAAACGCTGGCTCCACCAGTATTCGTCGCTCTGCATATCTCCGCAGGCGTCCCTCAGCTGACGGCGGCTCCACTTTGTATCGTTCGGTGCCTGCTCTTCCGGCAAAATCAGGTTTTTGGTTTCGATGCAGACACGCTCTGTGTGGTTGTAGATATACCCGACCGTTCCGTACTTGCCTTGCGTTGTCTGGTCTGTTCCCAGAATTTTTTTCATGTCAATGCGATCCGCATTCATGGTTCCCAGACTTTCATACTCGTTTGTTCCGGGAATACGGCGACGCCAGAGGTCTTCCAGCATTTCGCGCACTTCGCGGCGGTCGATCTGGTCAAGCCCGATGCACTCTACAAAGCCGTGCATATGTAACCGGCCATCTTTGCCCTTGCGCACAGCCCAGAGCATCATTTTGATTTTCTCCCGGGCAATCTTGAACCGCTTGCAGATTGCGGCAATTACACGGCGCTTATAGTTCTTTGTTTCCCGGACGCATCCCAGAAAGTCGTCTGGCAAGAAAACTTCTTCAAACGTCCCGGAAAGGAAGAACCCGTTCTTCGTGAAGTTCGCAACAACCTTTCTTTGCTTTTTCCGCAGGGAAGACATCTTGTTCCGGGCTTTCTGTCTTTCACCAGACTTCTTCTGCTTCTTCCCTCTGGTATTTCGTTCCTGCGGGGTAATGGCGTAGAGACACACAGCCATATAACTATCACCACAGATAATCTTTTTTTCTCTGATATAGTTTCTGCGCATCCCTATCACCTCCTGCCCCGGTCAACTTCCTGTGTTTATTTTTCTTCTGTGGACCAGCACGGTCACAGAAATAACGGGTATACAAGCTCCCTAAAGAGGACTTTCGCCCCTTTAGGTTATGCTTTTTGCCATTTTCTGGCAGTTAATCTTTCGGTGCCGCCGGGTAGTACATCCAGTGCGTCACGTTGCCGTGTTCATCGAATCTGTCATCTTGGCCTTCAACAAACCACTGCCCGGTTCCGTCGTGAATTTCATAGTGTGCTTCATGCTGAGTGCCATCTGCGCAATGTGCCCAGACCTTCATACTGGTTTCGCCGGAGTAGGTTTCATTCCCATCATTCCAAGTTTCATTGTGGGTGGGCGGCGGATCACTCGCCCGCCGCCATTCCTGCACTTCCACCTTCGGTGCATCGTCCAACTCTTCAAGACAAGCTCTTAACGCCCCCTGAATCATCGCATCCACAACCGCATTTCCCGTGTTAGTTGCCACGATTCCCAGCAGAATATTATTTCTGACCGGCAGGGCATCAATTATCATTCTTTCGCTCATTTGCTTTTTCCTTTCTTGCAGCGTGTCCCATAGCGGAAAGATTTCTCTGTTTTGCCGCCGCACGGAAGATTTCTTTTCTGCATTCCTTGCAGTAGTGGGTGTTCGGACCGGCTTCATAGGCCTTTCCGCACCTTTCGCAGATTTCTTTAACCATTGTTTTCTGCCCTCCAAAATTTAGTCATCGTTTCGGAGTACAGCTTGTAGCACTCTGGGCAAAGGTCAGTGTCTTTGATTGGCCCTTCTTTCCACGCCCTGAGAGCTTCCGAATAGCCGCTTTTGTGCCGATCCAGTATTATTTCTTTTTTGCAACGATCGCAAATTCTTATCTCGACATCTCTTCTCACTTTTTTGTTCTCCCGCCTTTTGCTTTCTTTTCATCACGCTTCGGCTCATGATCTGCGGTGGTTGTCAGCTTCACAGTGGGTTGCGGCTGATCCGACCGGTTCAGCGGCTTGTCAAAGCTCACATTCGTCCAGTCGCCCTCCGGCTTATCGTGCCACGCCAGCGCATGACGGATACCAAACCAGACCTGTTCTGCCCGGTACGGAATGCGCATACCGTCTTCGATAAGTGGGTGACAGGCAAACATCTGATAAGCTCTATCCATGTCGTCCTGCATCATGTTCCGATTTTCCAGCGCCCGGTAAAAATCTTCTTTTTCGTCCTCTGCGTTTTTGAATCGCTTTGCATCCATATCGGCATAGTGCTTCGCCATGCAGAGGTCTTCTGCCAGATCATTAAACTGGCCCATGTGCAGGCGTAGATACATCTCGCAAGCAGCCTGCACAGCTTCCGCCACCGGGCGGCTCATTGTCACCGTGACGGTTTCAACTTCCGCCGGTGTGTCTTTTTTCTTGTCCATGCCGCCACCTCAAATCCTGACCCAGGATGCACCATATCCATCTTTCACTACAGCGCCCTCTTTTTCAGAAAGAAACATTGCTGTTTTGAACGGAAAGTTCGCCGTACTGATCCCGGCTTCATCTGCGGATTCTGCCAAAATTCTGCACGGTCTGTAGTCGCACTCCATAACAACGCTAAGAACGTTCTCTTTCGCGGCTTCTTCAATCCGCTTTCCCAGAGCTTTTTTGAATACGTTCAGCTGGTCCAGTGTGACATCCTGTCTTGCCGCATCCGCAAGGAAGCATTCCACAACGGAGCTAAAGCCCAAATCTCCGTTGCTGTGCGGCTGGCTGTCAATTAGTTTTCCAGCCCACCAGCTAACTGCCTTTTCGATGGTTTCTTTGGTCAAGTTCATGATTCTTTCCGCCTTTCTTTAGAAAAGTTGTTCCATCTTTTTCGGCCACCGGCGCTGACTCCGTTCCAGCTTGCAGATCATCGCCGCCAGCTGGATTGCTTCAACCGCCATGTGGACGGCGCGGTACTGCATTTCCTTCAGGTCTTCTTTCGGGATTTGCAAATCGCCCTTAACTTCGTTCCACAGGCGTTCTTCAATCCACCTGTCCAGCAGATAGCGTTCCACTTCCGCTTCGCTCATTTCCTCCCGGATCACAGCCCACCCTTCATGTGCGCTATGGAACATCGGAAAATTCTGGTTTGCGGCTCTCAGCTCCTTTTTGACCAGCAAACGGACATCTTTTTCTACAGCATCCATTATTTTTCCTCCCGATTTTTAACTTGTGCGGTTTTCTCAGCCGCTTCCTGGTCGGCCAAGTCCTGCAAGTCATCGTGCATCTTTTCGATGATTTGTTTTTGTCGTCTGGACATCAGCTCCGCTATGATTTCGTCCAGATCATCCGCCACGTTGTCCTTGATATTCATAGGCGCAATCAGTGCCCGAAGGATCATGCCGTCCTTCACGGCATAGATGAACCGTTGCCCCTGATTGGCGGGGCGTACACAAATCTGCGCAAATTCCTTGTTCAGTTCGCCTTCCACAGGTTTCAACAGTTCCGACCGGATAAATCCAACGCTGCCGTCAGGATTTCGCAACGCGATAAGTTCTTCTCCGTTGATAACGATCCGGGTCTTGATTTCAGAGGTGGTTCCTTCATGTTCCGGCTCGTCATCCCACCTCACGCCGTACAGTTTTCCGTCGATGGTGTATTCTTCATGGTAGAAGATGTTCTTCATCTTCTTCTGCGGAATGCCCAGCATAGCGCCCAGCTCTCCCGCGTCCTGCGTTCTGGGGTAGCCATCCATGCAGTAAAAGGCACTCCCCATGCCGACAAAAATTCTGCCGCCGTTGTTGATTACCTCACAATGACCGCAGTTCTTGATCTGGGCAGCCAGTGCAGAAAGTTTCATCTTTTCACCACCTCCACGTCCGGCTCTCCATCTTCGATGAACTCAGGGTAGGCACTCTTTGCGTGTTTCCTTGCTTCGCGGACTGCTGCATTCGCATTTTTTGCTTCCAGCTTATACGGCAGATACAAATTTTCCTTTGTATAGCTGTCAATGCCAAACAGCATGATACTGAACTTTGCCATCGTTTGCTCCCTTCTATTTATTTTTTCTGTCGGTGGGCACTTCCGGGCTTGAACCGGGCGGGGCCTGTCCCATGCTCATATAAAAAGCAGCCGCCGCACCGGGCGGCTGCCTTCCAGAATTTATGACTTCGCTTCGACCGACGGAAGAATGTCGGTGTGGAAATAAAGTTTGTAGTGGTACGGGTCAGTGTGCGTGCCCGTGATATCCTCCACGACATACATTGTGTAGTCGTTCAGATAGATATAGTTTTTGCGGTAGGTGTCCGGCCCAATTTTCACAGTGCAGACCAACTCGTTGTTGCTGTTGTTGGAGATAGACATATAGCCTTCTGCTTCCAGAATGATTGTATCGGTTCTGGCATTGTAGACCGTGATTTTGCGCTCACTCTCGAAGTAATCTGCCTGCTTCGAGATATTGTAATTGGCCTTGTCCGCTTCGCTGCCGCAGCTGCATAACAGCAGTGATGCCAGCAGAGCAACGGCCAGAAAGAACTTTTTCATATTTCATCCTTTTTGCTATGCGTTTATGTACGGACTGATTGCTGGTGTTATCAGATCGTGGCAAATATGGCTGCCAACTCGTTTCGTTCTTTTTCATTTCAGTTCATCGCCCCATGCATCCCACCCGAGCGCGCGTTGGCGTGCAAACAATTCGATACGCGGCACATCGCCTACTAACTCGACAATCCGCCTACGGGTTTCATCCGGTTTTGCACTGTGTTCTTGTATTGGCGATTCTATTACTTGATGCACAGCGTGGCTCTTGATCTGAGTGGCGGCCTTGAATCCTGGTGTTACGCCAAGCAGACAAATTTCCGCATTCGCCCTTGTGTATGCTCCCATGCCCCAAAAGTTCGTGTCACTCTTGCGGTTTTTCTTGATCCAGACAAAGGCGCAGGTCTTGTACTCAAATCCCCACGCTTCCATAACTCGCAGAGCATCGGCAATTTGTGGGAACGTTGCCCACATGAAGCACGCCGTACCCCCCCCGCAAGCTGGTGGACAGGTAACGCACAGATGTCATCTGTCGTCATAGTGTGGTAATGCTGCGCCGCATTTCCCCGGCTTTTTGGCCCCGTTCCGTGCTGGCGGTAGCTCCACGGTGGATCTGCATAAATAACAGCGTACTTTTTATCTGGCAAGTTCATTTTCGTCCTCCATCATCTCAATCGGCTTCCAGATTCCTCCCTGTGTCGGTATCACTGCTCTATCGTCCCAATATTCATTTGCTCCCACCTTTCGAGGATCGTTTCCAAAAAACGCTTTCCACGATGGCAGGTTCTCATTTATCGCATCGAAATGCAGCCCCCATTTTTCGCAAGCTGCAACCGCTTCTTCCAGTTCTTTTCCCTGCCTGCAAGTCCAAAGAATCAAGCCCGCTCCTTTCGACTGTTCTTCCTTTGCGGCCTCAATTACAACAAAAAACGGTTTCCCGATTTTTGGATACTTGTTCTCACATAAGCACCCGTCAAAGTCAATAGCGATTGCTTTCTGCATCTCACTCGGCCTCTCTTATAATCCACACCCGGTGTTCGCCGTATCCTTCCCAGTTCAGTGCATCCTCATGGTTGCCAGAAACAGCCACGTCCAGCTTATTGCCTTGAATGGCTGCACCGCGATCCTGCACAACGCGCACGCCAATGTTTTCTATGTACAGAACGGTTCCAAACGGCAGGCTTTCATCTGCTGCAACAGTCAGCCCCGCCGTCACCTGTGCGCCGCTGGCAGTGATGCCGTCGCCGGTGCCGCAAATGTGCGGGTATTCTTCTGTGCAGTACGCCGTGCACAGAAATTCTCCGGCATATTCCTTTGTCAGCCCATCCGGCAGGGCATTTTCATTGGCGGCAGTCTGTAACTGGTCGATAACTTCTTCATCCTGAATTGCTCTGTCTTGCCAGTTTGCCAAACGTGCAGCATAGATAATGCGCTGCCCTTCCAGATCATCAATGCGTCTCTGCATCACCGCAACTTTTGTGGCATTGACAATTTCCGCCGCAAAGAACAGTACCAGAATTGCCTTCGTTTTCGCTGTCATTTCCAAACCTCCTTTTCGTCACCGCGATTGGAAACTCTTCTATTTCACTTGCCCAGCGTGCCGTGCCTTTCCCGTATGTAGTCTCCCACACTAGAGGAAAGCCACCGATTCCGTCAAACAAGCTACCCAGCGTTGCGCCCGCCGGAAGGTATTGCTTCATTTTCTGGGCAATCCAGAACCATTGCGGAAGCGCAATGCTGTTTCCCAATGCCTTATACCGCGGGCTGTCCGCAGGCTTGTGCTTTTTGCCCTTGGTGTCCGTCCACTCTCCAATGTCCGTCCACCCGTCCGGGTAGCCTTGCAGGCGTTCGCATTCTGTTGGTGTCAACCGCCGGACGATCCAGTGAATAGTTTTCTCTGCAATTAGACACTCGCTACCATTTCCAACATTCCCGGCTTTTGCTTTCATGGTTGAACATTTGTCGCTTTTCTTGTAGTAGCTGTAAGACTGTTCGCTGAATGTCTGACGCTCAGTTATGATGGCTGTGTAGTCCGTCACTCTGCTTTCATGGTCTCCGGTAATGGTCGGCACTGTCTTGCCATCACCGTTTCCCCGTGCATCAAAGACCTTATACGCTACTGCTGGACGGTCAACAGTGTTCAGCGTGTAGCTCTGGTTTTCCTTCACGCCGGAACCATTTGCGCCGGCCGTTTCAGAGCGATCAATAATGTTTCCTGCTAGGCAATAGACCGGCTGAAAAAGGGTCTGATCCTGTAGCGTCGAAAGTGTTCCTGTTTTTTCGGTCTGCACCAGTGCACCTTTGCCGCCCCCGGCACAGCCTGACCGGATTTTCAAGGTGTAGGCTTGCCCCCCCTGCTGGCCCACCATTCGATCATTTCCAGCAGGGCGGTTTCCAGCAGTTCTTGCAGCTTCTTGCCACGTCGGGATGCTCTGGTCAGAATGCCCCGGCAAGCTTTCGCGCTCAAATAGTATTTCTCCGGCACGTCCACCTGCAAAATCCACGACAAGAGCGATACGTTTTCTTCTCTGGGGCACTCCCCAATATTGAGCGTCGAGCTGTCGCCAAGCCAAGGACCATCCATTTCCGGCAATTGCTCCGGCTTTGCTCCATCTGCCCCCCCTCGGAGGTCTAGGAATTGAAGCGTCTGGTTCTTCCACGCGGGCAAGTTCTTCCAGCACGGTGCGGAAGTCTTCTCCGCCGTTTGAACTGAACGCTCCGGGAACATTTTCCCAAATAACGACAACTGGATAACTTCCATGTGTCGCCCTCCTCATTTCTTTGATGATCCGAACCGCTTCCATGAACAATCCAGACTGTTCTCCCGCAAGTCCTGCCCTGCGTCCTGCAATGGATAAATTCTGACATGGACTGCCGAAGGTGATACAATACACAGGTTCTATCTGGTCGCCATGTATCTTTGTGATATCTCCAAGGTGGATCATTTCTCCACCTCTTTAGATTTAGTTGTCAGCCACCAGAGCGCCGCGTGAAGTTCATCCCTTGTGCAGCCATGCGGCACGCGAACCGCTGCAACAATTCTGATTGCGTTTTTGATATCATCATCTTTTGGCATTTCCGCCGGTGTCCACCTTGCACTCGACAACCTTACAAGAATGTCAACCGCATCGTAATACGTCATTGTTCTTCTCCCTTCTGCTTTTTGTTCTTGCACGGGTGGCCGGAATCGAACCGGCTTGCCTGCCGCTGGGGGATCAGGACGGCAGGCAACTTCCTTACTACACCCGCATATCAAAACCCACCGCGCAAGAGAGGTGGCGCGGTGGGGCGACCCGTTGCGGTCGGGTCTGCTGCCTTTTGCCTGGGCAATTGGGACAGGGCGTTTCTGCGCTCACGCTGCGACGTGCCGTTCAGCTTATGCTGGACTGCCATGCGGGCACGGTTTAGGAAATACGGACAGGTCGGATTTTCGCCGCCTTATACGGAAGGTTAGCGCTGCTTTTTCAGCATCCGTATTTCCCTGCCAGTTTTGGAAGATGAACAAACCTTGACCGGCTTCCATGGAATATGCGAGCAAAGCGGCGCAGGCGGGGTTCGACCCCGCTCCCAGCGTGCTGCGGGCACGCTCTGCGCCATATAAAAGCCGCCCGGCCTTCACACATGACAACTGCTGCTTATCTGCTGAAAACTCTGGCCGGGCGGCTACATTCAGTTTGTTTTGTGGTGTGTCACACTATATTCTTCGCATTCCTTGTTGTACCCATCGCAGGGCGCGCACCGCTGCGACGTGATACGGAACGTATGTTGACACTGTTCACTCTTCTGTTTGCCCTTCTTCGGGGCTGAATTGGTCTTTGTGGATCTAGCAAGGTTCTTCATTTCTTTTGCCTTATATAAGTAGGTGCCAGTGCCCAGCGGCACCGCATTCAAGCGGAGCTTTGGTTGAACCCTGCGTGTCCGGTAACGGCGCTTGTTGTGAACGGCCCATCCCGGTTTTTCCGGCGGTAAAAGCGTATGTGTCAGGTCGTCCAGTCCTTCATAGAATCGCTTGACGTCCTCTGTGATTTTCTCAAACGCATCTTTGATCGTCTGATACATTTTCAGCAGGTCGCCCACCGGGTCTTTGGACCATTCCCGCGTGCCGTGTTCAGGATCGGTCGTCGTCATTGGCTTTCCGCTCCTTCCGCGCCGCAAACTGTGCAGCGCCTTCCGGGTATCTGGTGGGCTTCCCGGTCAGGTCTGCCGTTGCGGCAAACTCCCGCAGGATATGCAGCAGAGGGACAGCAACAACGCCGGTTACTTTCACGCTCATAGGTTCAGCCCCCGTTCTTGTCTTTCCGTGCCTGCTTGTCCACCGCACTGATGATGTGCTTTACCACTTCTTCCATGGGCATATCACCTGCCGGAACCTTGAACATCACGCCCTGCGCCTGACCCGGATTTTCCTTTGCCTGCTTCATTGCATCTGCAACAATTTTCTCCATCATGCTGTCCATGTTGCCGGGCTGGCTGGCGGAAGGATCATTCCGCTTTTCTGCCGTGGCGGCAGTGGCATGGTCGTCCTGCTTCTCCGCTGTGTCGGCAGTGGCAACAGGTTCAGCAGCAGGCGCTTCGCCATACTCGCTCTTCCACGCGGCTTCAAACACGCTGTCGATGATGTCCTTAGCCACCGTCATAATGGCTTCCGCTTTCTTACGGTTACCTTTGCCGCTGTCCGCAACGGTGTGCGCCACCGCTGCTGCGGCCATAAATACCTGGCTCGCGCCGTCTCCCATCGTTTCTATGTCGATCAAACTTTTGCTCTTCATCTTCACGACCAGCTTTGCAATGTTCTTGCCCATAATGGACTTCCTTTCTTTTGTGTGAATCTTCGGTCTGGTGGAGCATCCCGGAATCGAACCGGTTCCGGGGCTACACCCCCGGACGCGCCTGCATACTCCATAAAACGGGCGGCTTGA